ATTAGTCATTTTTAAATCTCCAGTTTAAGAACTTCTTGTGCATATTGTTTGTGGGATAAGCCAAATTTATCTGCCAACCTTTGTTGGGTTGTAGTTAGTTTGACTACTTTCCTTGCTCCAGTAGAGCGAGAAGAAGAGGCCACTACAGTTGCAGGTTTCTTAACTGGATCAGCCTTTCTGTCAGCTGACTCAGAAATGCCCAATAACTCGGGGAACACTTGTTTTAAGCGCCCATCAACACGAGAAAAATAATCATCAGAGCGGGGGTCGATTCCCGTAGCCACTAGTTTTTGGTGCAGCCCTAGTGCAAAAGCTGTCATTTCTTCATATCCCGGAGACCCAAACCACTGGTTTTTTGCTTGCCAGCGCAAGGTTTTATCGTCGAGTCTCGGTGCTTCTTGGGACGATGGTTGTATTTGTACAGCAGAATTATCGTTTTGTAAAGGGGTTGGCTTGAAATTTTTTGCAGACTCTAATTTCATCTTAGCGTCTGTTAGATTTTCTTGTGCCTCAAGCATAGCGTCAGAGTCGTAAGATTCTTGTGCTTCTTTGTACTTACGGCGTGCCATCTCCATTTCCGCTTCAGCCTTAGCCTGTAAGGTTTCTGCGTAGGTAACTTCACCATTTTTTACATACTCTTTAAGCTTACGGTTCTCTTCCAAAATTGCTGCAGCCATACGCTCAAGTTCATCTTTTTCACGCGAAATTTCTTCTTTGGCACGTCTTTCATCATGCCTTGCGTGCGTAAGTTTTTTAATCTTAAGCTGAACACTTTTAGAATATTCATCAAGTTCTTCGTCTGAAGGGTCTTCAACTTCATAACCAAGGGGTCTTGCATCACGGTCTTTTTCAGGGGTGTCATCTTCAATCTGAATATCAACGTCACCTTCGGCGTCAATATCTATATCAAAATCTGCTTCGGGTTTACCCTGATCTTCTTCAACCTCATGCGGGAATTTGTAGTCATCATTTGCCATGTGTATCTCCTTTAAACGCGGGTAATGCCGCGTGGGTCTTCAACAGTTGCTTCAACCTGATCATCATTAATCAAGCGAAACTCTTTTCCGTGGATTTTTAGACGGGTTCCTGTATATGGGCGGGTAATAATGAAGTCACCTTCTTTACACCATGCACCTTCTGGAAATTTCTCCGCATCATAGGCACTAGGCCCCAGTTTGATAACAAATAGCACTGGCGAGGTTAATTCCTCAATTTCTTTGGTTTTATCTGCTTTTACAATCCCACTTTCATAGGCGTCGTCAGGGTCGATTAATGCGCAGAGCAAACGCCAACCTTTAGGGTCGGGTAGTGACTTTGCCTTATCTTCTGCTGATGCTTCTTCGTACTCTCTATCCACTTCTGGGGCTTTAACGCCCGGCGGCAGGATTAATTCCGTTTCCGGTAACGCGATGGTTTCACTCATCGTTGTCTTTCTCTATATTTTCAGCGAGGTCAATTAAATGGCGCTCTGCATAGGCTAGACCTCGAATTACCCCGCAAAGTTCTTTGTACTGCTCAAAGGACGCGCACTGACCATTTGCCAAATCGTCAGTAAAATTGTTCATATCTGCACGAAATTTATCGCGTAACACCTGTAATACATTCATGGTTAGTACATCCATTTATTACTCTCCTTTTGGTTTTTTGTTCATTTGAGCCCGTGATTTGGCAATGTCTATACCTAGTCTAGCGCCGTCAAGTTCTTGTTTTATATGAAGATTTTCACGATTTTTTTCTAATTCTTGGGTCATTTTGGCTATCGCAGTTTCTGCTTTAGTTTCAATTTCCTGTTTCTTAAGCTCAAGCGCATCAGCTTTAGCAGCACCATCAACTTGGATCTTAAGTTTTTTAATCTCAATATCTTGTCTCTTAAGGTCAAGTTCTTGCATCTGCATCTGTAATACAGGGTCTTGAGCGTTTTGCTGAGCTTGTTGCTGTGCAGCCATAGCTTTGGACTCTGCAAGCACTTGTGGTGCTGCTTCTGACATAAGGCGGCTGATCTCTTTTTCCAACTCTGGTGGCAACTCGTCTTCTGGGTTCGGTAGTGCTACACCCAACGCCAGCTCGATCTTGTTTCTGTAGGCATATCCAACGTGCTCGGCAATATGCGCTTGCATAGAACCCATAATCGCTTGTGCCTGTGGGTTCTGCCCAATGAGTTGCTGTACGATTGGATCTTGCATAGCCATCTGGTGAACCTTGATGTGCGCTTCGTGATCTTGGTACGGGAACGCCTTGAGAGGTTTGCCACGCAGTGCGTTCTGGTTTTCCGTTACAGGATCTTTTGGCTTCTCATCTTCTTCTAGCGGTACTAGCTTGCTAGCGTGCTTAATACCCAACACATCTAACATCTGGCGGTGCAAGAACGGTAAGTCATAAATCTGCGGAGCCATCTGTGCCATCTGGATAACGGCTTGGTATTGGACTACTCTCTGGCTTAGCGTTGCTGCGTTTGGATCTGATACAGGAATTACTTCAACGATGCTGTAGTCTTCACGCTTGGCGCTTGGACGACCTTCTTCTGGCTCGTATGTGTAATCAGGATCTGTGTAGTCACGGATTAAACCAGCAATTAGTTGTAACTCTTGTTTTAGCGCATAGTGAACACGGGCTTGTACCGCACTCATTACTTTGAGACTTCTTTCCAAGATTGCCAGCGTTGTTCCTACTGGTGCTTGGTTAGACATGTCAGAAATCTTCATGTCAGATGTTGCGGCAAAACGACGCGCTTCATCAATAATCTTATCCATCAAGCCAGACAGAACCACCGAAGGCTCTTTGTAAGGAAGCGGAAGAATATTATCCCGGATTGAACCACTGCCTACATCTACGTCACGGAATTCGCCCGGTGCTATCGGTGTGTCATCACCTTTTATTCGCAGGCCACGGGCCTTAAGGCCACCCGGCAGGTTTGAGAGGGTTCCGGCGTCCACGAGCTGACGCATGATGCTAGTAGCAGACTTAGCGTAACCGCCAATAAGATGGAACAAGCCAAAACCATACGAGCCATAGCCCGGAATGTATTGATAATGTATGAAATGGTGTCTCTTAAGTTTAAGGTCATCGTCTTCTCTCCAGTTGCGGCGAATAGCCAAAATCTCATTAGTGCCACGAAGCATTGTTACTACATAAGGTAGTGCGATACCAGTAGGCTCGCCATCTTCATCTACATCCTCATAACCTTCGATGTCTAAGTCAACGTGTGACTCGTACAACTCAAAGCGATCATCGTTTGATGCAGAAAAGCCAGTCTCTCTATCTTTGCTTTCTTGAATATCACTAGTAAATTTATCTGGTTCACCTAACTCAATGTCACGGTAAAAGCCAGCATTCATTAGCTTTAACAGCTCATTTTTAGTCTTGCGCATGCGATGCGTAATGCGGTGGCAAGTGTTAATTTCGGAGATGCCATATGGCAACATGATGTCTTCAGCAGGAATAAATACCGATACTGGACGTCCTAGGCTTGGGTCGTAGTAGACTTTTTTGAAGGCGGAGCCTGCTGACGGGAGGTTCCAAAGCATCTTCTCGTGCTCAGGTCTGTACTCAGGCATCTTCTCTGTAAGCTGATAGTTCATGTCATCTTCAACACGAGTAGCCGCATCTTTTTTCTCTGGGGTATCACGCCCAATGATTTGCGTACGTACAGGTCCTTTAGCTGGAAAAGTTTCCATAATGGTGTCTGACTGAAAACGTACTACCGCTTCTGTAATCATCGGGTGGAACACACCACAAGCACCATCCCAAGGCTCAGTTCTTTCTTCAAACTTTAAACCTAATAATGTGATGCCTTCTTTGTACATCTTCTCCCAGTCAGAGCGAGAGCCGATGTCATTATCAATATCTTCAGACAATTCTTCAGCAAGGCTCTGCAACACCTTATCTTCCAACACATCTGCTAAGTTCTCATCAAAGTCGGCATCTTCTTCGCCTTTTTCAATACTAAGAATCTCTTCACCGTCAAGGCTGAGTTTTACTGATTCCGGATCTTCGATCTCAATCTCAATGTCTGGCTCTTCGTTCTCCAAGCCTGCTAGACCCTGTGGGGCTGCGTATAAACTTTTTTCTATGCTCATTTTTGGTCCTAGTAATATGCCGCACGTCTGCGGTATTTGTAAGTTAAATCTTCTTGTTCATCTGTTTCAAGGCTAAT